TGAGTATAATACTCATTCATTTTAGTTTTAATTGTTTCAGGTATTTTCATTTGTTTTTAATTTAATTTTAAATAACTCGCTATAAAGTTGCGCAAAGATGTAAGTTATAATATAACTTGGTTTTTAGTATCTATGCTTTTAAACATTTTAATTAGTTCCTGGCTGAACTGTAAATTCCAATCAAACTCTAATTGATTATTTCCTATAAAGATTTTATGCTTACCAACTATCTGACCTTTTTTGTAGAAGTCAAAACAAAATTGAGTTTCAGTATCTGTAATAAACATTTCCATTGTTGTATTATCTAAACTTACATTACTGATATTAATTCTATTGTAGTTAACTAAGTTAGCATCTATATAACCATACCAGTACTCAAGGTTATTGTTAAGTTCTATTTGATTTGAGTTATTCATAAATTTGTTTTTTAATTGTGTTATAAACTTCGTTATATTCTTTTTCTGTTATTTGCTCATAGCTGCATGGGTATTGCATCATGTGTTGAGTGACTTGAATTGAATATTCAAACTCTCCTAAAAATAAAACGGTTGTTCTTGTTTCCTCTACCATGTAATAATGATAGTGTTGTTTAGTAAATAACGGAAGTTGTACTTCCATTTGTACTTTTTCTTTTCTTTCGATTGTGACTTTCATGTTCTTTGTTTTTTTAACGTGTATAATTAAGATACATTTCTTGTAAAGTATATTCTAATTTATTTTTTTTAGTTTGCTTAGTTACTTTGTTTAAGTTGGTTAAATACTTTTTCCATTCAGCATCATAACCACCTACTGGCTCATAAATGTTATAAATAAGCTGTGAAGTTAAAATTGAATACTTTTGTCTGATTTGTTCTTTAGTTGTTTTCATGTTCTTTGTTTTTAATTATAAAGCAAATATAAAGCAAATTATAATGTAAACAACAAAAAAAAGCAACTATTTTTTATAATAATTGCTAACTAATTGAAAATCAATCAGAAATTTTTAATCCTTATTAGCTCTCTTTTTTATCTTTTTCTTTTCCCAATGGCGAATAATAGCAGCTACTAATAAAGTAACTATTGATCCGACTACTGAATTATCAACTCCATTAATGAAAGCTCCACCACCGGTAACTTCATGTACAGCCACAGCTGTATTAACTACTTCACTAACCACTGTTGTTAGTGTATCATTTACTAATTGTAATAACATTTGTATATTGTTTTAAATTGTTTATATTTGTACATCGTTCTTTGTGTTTTTCATAAAAATTTCTAACTCTTAAAAGCATCCTCATGGGTGCTTTTTTGTTTTATACTATTTCTATTGTATGGACTTCGTTATTATGTAATAATAATCTGTTTACTAAGTCCGTTTCTGCTTTTGTGCTTTCAAATATTGAATTATGCCCTTTTTTATAGCCCAATAAAATGCAACCGAGTGAGTCATTAGCTGAGTTCCCTCTGTGCAATAAAACACCGCTAAAACCCTTGGTATCAAGAATACGAGGTAACATCCTTTTGAACTTTGGCGATTGATTAACTGTTAGCTTATAGAAGCCTGAAGGTATTGCAGTAAGTCCAAAAATCTTTTTTGCTTGAATAAATAAAAGAGAATCACTTTGTTTTAATCCCCTATCTTTATCTTCTAATGTATAACAAAAGAAAACATCATTAATAAATAATGAGCCAATTGTACAAACATCGTTTTTATTTTCTCTAACTACTTTTAGTTTCATCTTCTATTTTCTTAGGAATTACAGCTTCGTTTTGTTTATTATACAATTGCTCAAGTCTTTCACGTTCTAAACAATTATACAACTTAGCTTCTAAATGTTCTACTCTTGTATGAGTATGCCATAGCCACAATACTAAAACAGCAGTTGCGCCATGTTTTTTGATTAAGTCTAATGCTTCTTTCATAATTTATTATGGAATTGGTGGTGTTGGTGGTGGTGTATAAGGGCTTAATGGAATATCTAATAAATAAGCGTATTGTGTTTGTGCAACATCAATTTCATCCTGTTCACTTAAAAATAAAAAGTAAACTCCATTTATATCCTGAACAAAATTAAAAAAAGTATCAGCATCAATGAACGTACCTTGTAGATCATTTGCTTGTTGTTCTGTAACTATTCTGCCTTCCATTATACGTTTCTACTTAAAGTTGTTTGAAAAGCTTGTACCGCAGTGTAAAAATTACCAGCTTCTGTATCTGTTAATGAATTTCCCAATGAAGCAAAAGCTATTTGTCTGTTTGAAAAAGTTCCCGCTGTTCCATTATTATTACTTGCACCTAAATACATATTTTGTGAGGTTATTCCAGTGCCTACTGCTTGATTATTTATTAATTTAATATTATTCCTAAATCCACTTGCATTTGAGGATGTTGGTTTACTAATTAAAAAAAATCCTCTTGAATCTGCATTTGCAGAACTTGGAAAAAGTGTGTTTCCATTTGCAATTATCATGTTATTACTAACATTTCGAGTATATAATGATAAATAATAAGTTGGTCCTGAAATAGAATAAGAACCAAAATCAACTGTAGTTGCTTGAACATTTGTTCTCAAATATATACTCAAGTGATTATCTGATGAAGATAAAACTGAATTAGGATTTAAAAAAGTATTTGCAAAAGCGCTTGTTCCATTACCAGTCATCCCATTACTTGAGTGAGTCCATCCTGTCGCAAAAGTTAAACGATAGGCAGCATCTAAATCTCTCGGGTCTTTTAAATTCCATTTATGAGTACTTGCAGTTCCGGCAAGAATAGGATAGATAGCCTTCATTTTAGTCCAAATGTTAGCACTCTTTAAATCTAAAACAAGTTGATTAACTGCGCTTTGTTGTGTTCCGTCAGTTATTCCAGCTGCTGTAATAAAAGCCTGTGCATCTGTATCAATTGCTGCACCTCCTAATGGCACAAATCTTTTAGGCGTTATTGCTAAATTAGTTCCAATCATATTCAGACTTTAAAACTCCATTTTCTAAGGTACAAACTTTTTGCCCTGTTAAATACTTATTTGCTATGCTATTAAACGTTTCAATGCTTTCAGTCCAATTATAAAGTACCACTAAAAAATACTTTTGATAATCTTCACAATTAATTATTTCACAGTATTGGCTTAATTCTATTTTTAATTGATCCATTAACAATTTATTTTCATATTAGGTCTTGTTAATGAATTTCTTGTGCCTAATCCTGTTGGATAACTTGCATCATTTTGTTTATACCAACTTAAAAACTGTGCGCTTGTTGAATGGCATTCAGCCCAACCATATCCACTTTGCCAACTTCCATCTTTATTAATCCAGATAATTAAAAGATTATCAATCCCATTATAACAAAAGTTACTGTCAAAATTTATATTATTATACCCTGAAGTAACCGACCAATTAAAAGTCTTAACAGTTTGCAAGTCTTTAATTCCTGCTATTCCACTAACATCTCCATTTGTGTTTGTTATTTGAACATTTGTTCCAAATTGAGAATCTGTTATGTGTGAAATTCTAATAGTTTGGTTATTATAAGAATATCCTGCTGAATAACCTGCCATGTGTATCTGTAATCCTGTTATGTTTTTTTGACTACCTAATTCACTTTGTTTTAAAATAAACATTGTATGTGAATAGTTATAAAGACCATAAGCAGGGTAATCACTAACATTAGATGTGCCTTCTGTTGTAACCCAATTAAGGTTTTTAACAGAACAACATCTAACATAATTTTTAACAGATAATGGATGTAAAGGTATCACTCTGCGTAAGCTATAATAGTTCCGCTTGTTAAAGTAAGATTAGTAAATACAGCATCACCGGGAGCGTAAATAATAGCACCTTGCTTTAATGTTTTACCACTTAAACCAATTAATGTTAAATAGTTAGTTGTAGTATCAGGAGCAAAGCCACCTGTTAATGTGCCTACTACAGTATCGGCTTGTACTATAAAGCAATAGTATTTTTTGCCTGTTCTTGGTGTATTATTATCTATATACTCACATCCACCATTTGCTGTTAGTCTTAATGCGTTTGCCATGTTGTTTATTTTTTAAAGTACCTTATTTTTTATTTAATGCATCAATCAATTCATCCGAATTAAGATATACTACACCATTCAAATCTGTATCACATGCAAAGAATAAGTTTGTTTGTGTTTCAAAATTTATATGTATAGATTGTTCATCTAATTTTTCAGAGTTTACATAAATCAAATGTTGATTTCTAAACTCTACATTATTTCCTATTTTAATTAAATATTCCATTATACTTCAAAATATATATATGAGTTAATTGCAGAATCTGCACTATTTGTTAATTGATTTGCTATTATTAAGTAATTATTTTGTGTAATATCAAAAGTAATTGTTGAAACAGCTAAAGAAGATTGAACTTCACTATTAATTAATGGATTTGTACTACTTACAATTTCCAATGATGTTGAAGATTTAATTACCAATATTCTTCCCATATCAATAGATAAAGCTCCACTTCCAGCTACATATGTAGCTAATAAAGTAGCTCCTGTTAAACTATTACTTGTGTTTAAATAAATTCTTGTAGTTTTTGAACCTGCCGTTCCTGTATATTTATTTCTTATAGTAAATTTTGATATTCCAACTTTAAAAGTATTTGAAGGTATTAAAAGACTATCTAATAATACATTTGAAATAGTGCCTGTTGAACTTGAACTATCTGCTGTTTTTGATAAATATTTTATTGGTGTATAACCTAATACAGTTACTATGCTTTTATTCTCATAACGAGTAGTTCCTGAACTCCAAAATATTCCATCATTATTATTTGGACTTGGTAAATAACAATTATGTAATTCTCCAATTTCGTATCCATTATCTATCTTACAATAAATTTTTCCATTGTTAGAATTTGAATATACTACATAACCAATTATTACTCCATGATTAGGTGCTGTAGGTCTTATATTAGTTATGCCACCATCAACAAAAGGACTTAAAAATAATAAGTCACCATCATCCCATGTTTCACCTTGTAAACTTCCTGTAGTGTTTAATCCTGTTAATTCTCCAATAACAACTATTTTTCCTGTTTGGTTATTATTTATATTTTCATAAACTACTCCAATAGTATCAGCACTATTTGCATCACTATCAGCCAAAGCATAATCAACAGCTAATCTTTGCCCTTGTGCTGTTTGTACTTTTAAAACTTTATAACCTGAAGCCAATAAATTATCGCCTGTTTTATTTACAACTGTTAAGTAAAGATTTTCAGGATAACTTGAACCACCACCGCCTTCAGGAACATAGTCTAAATTTAACCATGTATCAACTCCATTGCCTATCTTATAACGTGGCTGGTCTGTTCCTGAATAAAGTACATCTGTACTTAAAGCCATTTCACCTGCTAATAAAATAGGATTGTTAGAAGTCCAATTTGCAGAAGTATCTCTTCTAAGTTGTATCTGTGCTGTTATTGTACTCATGCTTGTATTATCGAATTTGTATAAGTTGTATTTGAAGCCCCTCCATCAATTGCACTAACTTGTATTACTGTGTAACTCTCACCGCCTTTTAAAGTCGTTATAACAGTTCCATTTTGATTTACAATAGTAACTAGGTTTGATGTTCCTGCGTTCGTTATAGTTGAATCAAATGGTATTTGGCATCTATCATAAGTAAAAGGTACTTTTAGATTTACATCAAAGTAATAACCTGCATCTTCATCATCAAAACGTGGTTCACTAAATGGGTTTAAAGTAACGTTATCGCTAACTAATTTCCAACCATAAATAGTTGAGTTAAGCTGTGCAATAATATCTAAACATATTTGCTGAATATCACTAAACAACTCTAACTCATTTTGTTTGCCTTTAATTAATCTATCCATTACATAGATTCTTAAAACGTGTGTATAGGCATTACCTTGTAATACAGGTGGTTCATAATCAACCCACATTGCAGGGTATTCAGTTATTCCGCTAGTCGCAAACTCTATAACATTACCATTACCAAAAGAATTAATTTGATAATGTGAGTTAGCTATATTATTTAGGTTTTTTATTACTTGGTTTAACGTTATCATTCAAAAATTTTTTTAATATTTCAATTTTATTAAAGAGTTTATATCCACTCTTTTTAGTAACGTTTTCTTTTTTCAAATTTTTCTTCATAGCTGAATATTGAACGATTACGACCTAAATAAATACTTTCTTCGTATGAGTACCCTTGTGGATAAATAGTATCAAAGCCATCGCCAGGATTATCATATAATGGGTATTGGTCTGAATACTCAAATAAATAATCAATTAATCTTTTAGTATGGTATTGTGCTTTATCAGTAACTAAGTTCATAAAAGAATTTAATTCATTAAAATCAACTCCTGTACTGTTGTCGCTGTTCTTTTTTACAATGTTCTTATTTGTTACCTTATAAGTTAAAAAAGGTGCAGCCTCAACCATTACCCACCACTTTAAAGCAGGGATTATATAATTATCTAATAAGGTAGTATTTAAAGCCGATAATGTATTTGTACTTACTTGGCTTATTATTTCATCATATAAACCTGAACCAATATAATTTCTAATATGAATTTTTTGAGCTTCTTCAATAGAAATTCTTAAGTATTTTTCATCTACATTAGGATCAACAAATGTGTAATCCTTAATGTATGTTGCTGTTAATAATAATACTGTTGCCATTATTTTTTAATTTTTACAACGTTAGCACTCCAAATATGTCTGCAGAATGGTGTTCTTGTTTGACTTCCTTTTCTTGTCCACCAACCTCCTCTATAATTCCAAACATCATAACCAACTATCTTACTAATCTGTTCTATTTGCGCTCTCGAATACATTTTATTTGCATCCAATAACTTAACACAGAACTCTCTTGAATTTCGTTTGTCGGGCTTAACTCCTGATCTCCATTCGTAGGTGTACATTATCTTATAGTCTTCGGTATCTGTGCCTATTTTGTTTGATGTTCTAATAGCTTCGGTTGTTGGTACTCTAATATCTTTTTTTTGTCCGCCTGTGTTTGTTTCTTTAACCTTGATTAGTTCTTCTTTAACCATGTCATTGATTAAATCTGCAACTCTATCTTCTTTAATTCTTAAAGTATCTGCAATGGTTTTATTATCCATTAAAGGATCTTTATCTAATAGCCCAACAATGTCTCTTTTAATTTGTTTGCTTAATGGAGAAACATCAACTGCAAAGTCAAAACGATTTTCTTCGTTCATAAACTTTTGCTCAATCACTTCATAATTTTCTCTATCGTCTCCAAACATTTTAAATATCTCAATTACTTCATCAATTTCACTTTCTGATGCAAAAGAATGTTCACATACCTGGTCCTCAAATCTATGAATAGCACTTGAAACAATTGGTTTTATTTCTTCTTCTAATGGAGGTAATCCGTACATTTCACGAACCTCGTTTTTAGTCATTACCTTAATTTTTTCTTCAATAGGTAACTGCTCTTCGATAGGATCTAACTCTTTTAAATAAATACGATTTGAAAATCCTTTTAATTTAAGTAAGTAGTTAAAGTCTTTCTCAATTTCTTTTTGATTAGGTATAATATAAGTATTCTTATAAAGTTCGTAAGAATCATTTATTTGGTCTTTTGTTCCTAACTCCCCTGCTGTTTTAATACCTACAAGCATAGGATTAGGAATGTGATGCCCTATAATTAATTCTTGAATAACCTGGTCGTTTAATTCTGTTAGTTGAGAATCTACATTTTGAGGTGTTAAATGTTCAATTGTAGGTGCAGAATCTTTATTACCACTAAATGTAATTAGTAAGCTGTTTGCTCTATCTGTGCCTGTGAATTTTTCTTTTAGTCTTGCTTCTATTTCCTCTTTCTCTTCTTCAGTTGGTCTGCCATTTGAGAAGTTAAGAATAGTTCCTGCATTAAAACCACTCTTAATCGCATTTAAACGGTAATTAGAAAGCTCAACATCTACTTCTGCATAAACAGCACTCGCCACATAATCAGGCAAAGGATAAGCATCTAAGTCAGGTCTGTATTCTTTTGAAACAAATATTTGTCTTGCTGTTGGTTTTTCAGGATCAAACAAAGGGATGTATTCTAAATCAGTTTCTTCAGGACTTTGCTTTTGTTTGGACCAAT